CTTCTCGTGCGGGAGCGCATCGATGATGTCGCCGGGCTTCTGCACGCCGGTGGCGAGCTCGCCGGTTGGCGTGCCCATGGTGCCGAGGACGTGGTCGATTTTCGCGAGGCGCTGCGCCGCGAGCTTCGCCTGCGCTCTCGTCTCGCCGTCGGTGTTCGGATCCGCGCCGTCGAAGATCTGCTGCTGCAGCGCCGTGCGCTTGTCGAGGAGATCCTTCGCCGTGATCGGATCCGTCTCAGGCATTGAGACGGGCTTGCCGTCGAGCGAGTTGTTGTACGCCCGCGAGGCGTGATCTTTCAGGTGGCCCCAGTAGTCGCCCCACCAGTCGTCGGGTGCGGGCTGCGCAGGTGGCGGCGTTGGTGCCGCGGGCGAGTCGGCCAACAGCCCGGTGTTTGGATCGAACTGGAAGCCCTGCTGACCGCTGTCAGCCAGCAGGCCAGTTTCGGGATCGAACTGGAATTCGCCTGCCATTCATTCACGCCACTTGCTGCTGCGAGTTCTGGTCGAGGAAGTAGTCGATGAAGCCGCCGTTATCTTGGTCAGGATACTGGTTGTCGAGTTGGATCTCCGCGGCGCGGCGCATCTTGTCGGCGACCGGTCCCTGCTTGGCGTCGGCGAGGCGAGAGAGCGTGGCGAGCACACCCTGACCGTCCGGCGACTGCGGCAACTCCTGCGCGGTCTGCTCCCACTTCGAGGTTTGGTCGTCCGGCGGCGCAGCAGCGGCGTCAGGCGCTGCTATAGCAGTGCCGGAAGGTGCTATAGCAGCATCTGGAGGCGGACTTGTGGTAGAGGCGACCTGCGCCGCGTTCGGATCCATGGCCGTCGGCGTCGGCGGCGCGTTCGGATCCGCCACGCCGGTCGGTGACACGAAGCTTGTGCTCGTCGCGCCCGGCGCGGCTGGTGCAGGTGCAGGTGCTGCGGGCGCGGGCTTGGCGAGCAAGGGAGGCGGGGCCGGGGCAGCATCCGCTGCCGCGGGTGCCGGTGTCGGCGTCGTGACCGCCTTCTTGATCATGTCCGGCGTCAGGCTTGGATCCTGCGCCGCCTTCGCGATCTCCTCGCGCGACTTGCCCGGCGTGGCCTGTGCTTGCCTGTCCGCCCACGCTCTCCGGTCCGGCGAGAGCGTCTCGAACGGGTCGGGTGGCTTCGGCCCGTAGCCGAGATTTGATGTGATCTTGTCGCGGATTTCCTTCTGCGTGTCGACGACGCCGGAGTACGCCGAGGTCGCCGCTTCGAGCTTGTCCTTCGCCGCTTTCTGCAGCGGATCACTGGCGTCGGCGCGACCGCCTGCGGTGAGGTTTTCGTACTCCTTGCGCGCGTTGTCCACCGCGATCTTGTACGGGTTCACCTGAGAGTCGAGAACGCTGATCATTTCCTTCGCGTCACCGCGCTTGGCGGCGGCATCGAGCGAGTCCTGTTGCTTCGCACGCAGCTTCGCGGATTCCTCCCGATCCTTCGCCATGGCCTCGCGCTCTGTCGTGAGGCTCGCTGTCGCTGCCGCTTGATTCGCCGCTTCGGCTCCGCGGATCCTCAACTCGCCCGCTTGAAACCTCCCGGTCTGCTCCATTTGTGCGATTTCGCGGTTGTAGTTCAGCGCAGCTTCTTGTACGCGCAGCAGATTTGACTTGTCAGAACGCTCCGTCTCGCCGGTCTGTCGCGTCGCCTCGCGCTCGGCCTCTGCCGTGTTGCGCCAGCGTTCGATGTTCTCGCGCGATGCACGCTCGGCGAGCGCACGCGCATCTTCACGCGAGCCACGCTTCTCCTCGAGCTCGCTTGCTGCACGCGACTTCGCCCACTCGCCCAGCCCTTCGCCGAGACCGAGGAACATCGCCGACAGACCGCCCGGCTGCTGACCGACGACTCCACCCCGACCGCCGCCACCGAATGACTTGAAGGAACCGAATGCCATCACTGACCTCCCGCCGCTGCGGCGGCTTGCGGCGGCGCGCCCTGATCAGGCGGTGGTGCCGCGCCTTGGTCCGGCGGTGGCGCACCCTGCGCGCCCTGATCGGGCGGCGGACCTTGGTCGCTGCCGTCGGTGGGAACGAGTTGCGGTCGACCGGCTGCCGCGAAGTCGGCGATCGAGCTCGGCATCGGCCGACCCTTGATCTGCGCGTCGCCCTTCGCGGCCTTCGACAGGAACCCTGACAACTGCGCGGGCGTGAACTGCTTCGAAGGATCCCAGTTGTCGAGCTCGCCGCTCTCGCCCTCGCGCTGGATCTGTGCGAGGTAGTACTGCTGCGCTTCCTGCTGATTCGCCTGCCCGGTGTCGATCAGGTTCTGGCCGAAGAATTTGCACGCGACGAGCTTCGCCATGCCGAGCAGGTGCTGCTCCTCCACCGAGCCGTCCGGCGGCGGGTTCTTGATCACCTTGGCGGCGACGCCGACCTGATACAGGTCAGACATGATCTCGTCGGCACCGTGGTAGAGCACGTCGGGCGTGTACGGGTAGCCCTGACGCTTGGCGTTCATGTACATGATCCAGCACACCTGCGCGGTCGTGCGGCCGACCGCATCGGCTGCCGACATGCCCTTGACGTTGAGGTGATCGATGATCACGTCGCGCGGCGCTTTTCCGTTCGGCCGGATGCCGCCCTTCTTGTCCTTCGGCACGCGCGCGTCGTGGATGAAGAGCTTCGCGCGCGTCACGAAATCCTCGTACTGCTTCTGCTCTTCCGGCGTGACCTGCGTGTCGTCGGCAGCCTCGGGCTGCTCGCTCATCGGGTGATCGCCGGGCGGGCCCGCGGTCTGCGCGCCCGACGGGATGAACGACTCGCCGCCGGTGAACGAATTCGGATCCGCGGGCGGTGCGGCCCCAGCGTCAGGCGCGCCAGCATCCGGCGCTGCGGCTGCGGCATCAGGCGGTGCGGCTCCGGCGTCCGGTGGTGGCGCGCCAGCATCCGGCGGCAGTGCTTGATCAGGCGTTGCTTGCATTGCGGTTCCTCGGGTCGAGGCGCGCCATCGTCTGCTGGATGAAATCAGCGTTCGCCGCGCCTGCTCTCTGCAGCGAGTCTTCCTGCGTCTGCGTCGCCTGCTGCGCGGTCGCCGCGCCGGTGCCTGCCGTCGGCAGGAACGAGGATCCTGTTTGCGCCGACGCCGCGGGCGAGGGCTGCTGCGGTTGCGCCTGCGACGTGTCGCCACCGGCAGCGAGCGCCGGGGTCGGTGCGGGCGCTGCGCCCGTGAGCGGTGTCGACGCGGAGGCTTCGGCGTCGCCGCCCTCGCCAGAGGAGGTCGACGTCGCCGTCTTCACCGGCGCAGCCTGCGCGTTCGCGTACGTCTGGCCGAGGTCGACGCCCTTGCCCTTCTCGTCCATGCCGAAGAACGCGCCGCCCGGCCACAAGCCTTGCTGCGCTTTCGTCGGTCCCGGCGCGAGCAGGCCCGAGATGCCCTTGAACACGGTCGCGCCGAACATCGCTTTGTCCGACGAGCTCATGCCGCTCCAGAAATTCTTCGCGGTGTTGAGGAAGCCGCCCGCCTCGGCGGGGCTGTTGGTGATCGCTCCTGTCGCCGCCGCGTTGAGGACCGACGGCGCGGTGTCCGCGAGCATCACGCCCGCGCCGGGAGCCAACGTGCTCGCGCCACCCGCAGCGGCTTCTCCTGCGCCCCAAGTGGAAAGGCCCGCGGTGCCGGTTCCTTCAGCGCCCAGACCGCCGAGCGGAGCCCCGACCGAGACGGCCGAAGAGAGCCCGGTCTCAGCCGCGATGGGCGCTTCAGCGCCGACCGCGAGCGCGGTCGTGCCCGCAGCCGCAGCACCTGCAGCACCTACAGCGTTGCCGAAAATGCCGTACCCGGCCGCGACGTTCGCCGCGCCTTCAGCACCACCGAAACCGATCGCCGTCGCCGCGCTCGAGAAAATTCCGGTCGCACCGAATCCCGGCATCGCTGCCGCGAAGCTTGCCGTCGCGGGCATGGCCGCGAGCGCGATGCCCGCCGTGAAGTAGATCGCCGCCGCGATCAGGATCGGCTTCCAGTACTTCTTGACGAAGCCGCCGACGGCCTTGAAGACCTTCTTCACGCCTTTGACTAAGCCGCCCATTTCACTCTCCTCACCCTCGTGCCGGGATCCATCGAGATCACGAGTCCGCGCTCGACGAAACCGGACTTCGCCATGAGGGCCATCGCACTGCGCGCGTTGTGGAATCGCGACGTGAACGACACGAGGAACTCCTTCGCTCCATGGATCGCGACCCACTCGGATCCGGCTTGAACGAGCTTGCGGCCGAGGCCCGGCTGCACGCAGAACAGGCCATCGTCGAGCGCGTACTTTTCGGTGGAGCTCCACCAGTACGGCACCAGCACGATGATCAGGAAGCCGACAATTTTCCCTTTGTATACCGCGACGCCGAGCCACTCGTTCTTCGAGCGGATCGCGCGCAACAGCCGGTCGACGCATGCCTTGTACGAGATCGTCGTGTGCTTGTACGCGCTGCGTCCGACCAGCACCGTGCCGAGCGCGATGATCGCGTCGATGTCGTCGAAGGTGGCGCGGCGGATCATGGCACGAACCTCCCGGTGCCCGTTGGCTGCGCCGTCTGATTCTGCTCGCCGACGTTGCTCATCGCGCCGCCGATCTCCGGTGCCGGGCTGATGTCGTAGCCGGGGTAGACCATGTAGTTGCCGTAGACCCCGTACGGGTTGCTCGCCGTTGCCCCGGCCGGTGCGCCGGGCAGCGGGTTGTTCGGATCGATTGCGCCCGCGAGCGTGCCGTCCTGCGCGCCGTGCGTGATCGTGTCCCAGCTTGCGTCCTTCAGCGCCTGATCGGTCTTGTGCCAACTGGTGGCGGTCTCGACGGCGTTCGCCTGCTGCTGCGGTGTCAGGCCCGGCATCGTGCTGATCGCCGTCAGGTTCGCCTCGAGTTGGTTCAGGCCCGTCGACATGTCCGACTGCCGCGCCAGCGTCGCCTGCTTGACGAACGTGTCGGCGTTGATCGCGATCGTCGCGCCGGTCTGCGCACCGATCCTCTGGAGCTCGCCCGCGGTTTGCTCCTGTCCCAGCGACCACGCCGACTTGAAGTTGAGGTCGATCGCGTCGAGCGTGGTCTTGCGCTGCAGATCCGCTTCCGACAGCGACGTTGCCGCAGCGAGCTTCGCGTTCTCCATCGACGCCTCGGCCGAGATCGACGACGAGGAGATCTGCGCGCCCGCCATCTCGCCCGCCGCCTCGACCTGCGCCGCCGCCGACACGCGCGTGGATTCCAGTTGCCCGGCCACCTGCCGATCGACCGAATCGAGGTTGCCCTTGATCTGCTCCGACTGCAGCACCTGCGACTGCTTGTAGTTCTGGTCGGACAGCAGCGCCGTGTGCATGAATTGCTGCGTCGCGAGGCTGAACTGATTCTTCATCGTCGCGTTGAATTCGGCGCTCTTCGCGAACGTCGCGGCGTCGGCGCTGGCGACGTTGAACGCCAGCCCGATGACCTTGTCGTAGGCCGCGGTCTCGGCCATCAGGCTGTTGCCGCCACCGGCGGCTGCACTGGCGCGCTTCACCGCCGAGGCGAGTGACTGGTAGACCGGATTGGTCTGCAGGTCGGTCGTCAGTTGCTTCATCTGCCCTTGCACGGTCTGCTCGGGCGTGACGTCCCACGGGGTGGCCGTCGGCTCGTCGTCCGGCACCTTCGGGATGAAACTCTTGTCCGGAGCCTGATAATCTTCGGCCTTCGCCGGGGGCGGCGCGGTGTAGCCAGCCGCGAACCCAGTTGACGAACTCGAGCTCGCGGTGGATGTGCCCAGCGCCGCACCCTTGCCCGCCGCTTCCGGCGAATTCGGATGCGCCGCGATGTACGCCTGCCGCTGGTCGGCCGACATCGAGGCCCACAGGTTCTGGCTGACCGGCGGATCCGAGAATCCTTGGGCCGCTGAAGCGGCGGCAGCCTTCTTCCTGTCGTACGCCTTCTGGTCGGCCGGAGACAGCGCCTTGTACTGCGCGTTGGTCAGCCGTTGGAACGTCTGCGTCGGTGCGCCACCGGCGACCGCGGCTCGAGTTGCCGCAACTCCCGTTGCCCCTGTGGCCCCCGTAGCGGGCGCAGGAGCCGCGCCGGTCGCACCCGGTGCCGTCGTAGCGGCCCCGGTGGCCCCCGTAGCGCCTGCAGCCGCTGCGGCGTCAGTCGTGCCCGTTGCGCCGGTCGTCGTCGCCGCGGTGGTGGTGCTGGGCATCGCGCCGGTGTCGCCCGGCTGCCACGGGCGTGGCGGCGCAGGCAGTGCCAGCGCCGACGGGTCCATCGTGGCTCCCGCCTCGTTGAGGAAATCAGCCGCGGTTTTGTCGACCATGGCCGGTCACCGGACGACCGGCGCGGCGATGGGCCGGGGCTGCGCAGCGACAGGCGGTGCCGCGACGGGTGCTGGCTGGGCCTTGTTCGCGCGGCCTGCGATGAAGTTCTGCGCGGCCTGCGCGGGCGTGACGGGCCCGGCCTTCTTGCCCGGCACGGGCTGGCCCGGCGCTTGCCCTGCGCCGATGCCGCGGCGCTGCATCGAGCTCGTGCGGCCCTTGTTCGGGGTGACCGCCGCCGGTGCCGTCGGGCGTGCGCGTGGCTTCGGCTGGCCGCTGCCCATCGTGCCGATCGGCGTGGCCCCGCGCGCGGCCATGTACGCCTTCGGGTCGCCGCCGGATCCCAAGATCGCCTCGGCCGCGGCCTGTCCCGCCGTCGGCTGCATGCCCATCTTCGTGCGCAGGGCAGTCAGCCCGCTGGCGTTGTCGCGCGCCTGTCGTGCGGCCACGCTGAGACGAGGCTGCGGCTGCGTCGGAGGCGGCGGCTTGAACGATGATCCGAACCCCTGCGCCTTCATCGCGTCGATGCTGGCCTGCAACGGCAGAGTGCCGGGGATCTCTTGCCCGGCCTTCATCGGCGTGAACGAACCGGGCGCGCTCGGGCCCGGTGCCGCCGTCGCTGCGGTCGGCTTCCAAGGCGCTACGGTCAGGCCCGCTGCTGGCTGCGGCGCGGGTTGCGGGGTGCGCGGTGCCGCCGTCACGGTGTTGTTGACGACCGGCTGCGGCGTGGGGGCCGGGGCGGGACGCGCAACAGGCGCTGCAGGAGCAGCAGTAGCGGGACGCGCAGCGGGTGCTGCAGGATTGAGTGCGGTAGGCATGGCGCGCCTCCTGTGGCTGCGGCTGGATACTACTGCTGAAAGACGTTCAACCGATAATTGTCGAGTTCACCACGAAGCCGATGCCCGGCGACGTGCCCGTGATCGGCGCGCTGACAATCAGCGCGAACGCATCGAAAAAACCCGCGACTTCGAACTGCAGGCAGGTCGCTGTCGCAATGTTCACATTTTCAATTTCAATCTTCGTGAAGCCGGTCGTGCCGAGATCCACACCAACGCCCGCCGGTTCGCCGCGGATGCTGAAGCTGCCCGCGCTCGAGCCGGGCGTGAGCAGCACCGTGATGTAGTGCTTGTTGCAGAACCCCATGCTCGGATTCGAGATCGAGTACGTGCCGACCGCGGTCTTGCCTTTCGGCCCCGGCGTCGTGACTCGTTTGCGAACTCGCTGGTCGCCCGGCTGCTCGGCCATCACGCCACCTCGAACGTCTTGACGTCGGTCAGCGTGAACAGGTGCTCGACGTAGACGTCGCTGATCACGAAGGGACCGGGCGCGCCGTTGAACGTGTAGCTCGAGTCGCCGAGCGTGATGATGCCGCCAACGCTCGTCATCGCGAACCACTGGCCGGGCATCGTGATGCCGTCGAGCGGATACACCGCGCCACTCGTGAGGATCGACTTCTGCCACGGGCCGGGGAACGCCGCGCGCGCGGGCGCGGTGAACGGCACGTTCGGATTCACCACCGTGCCGAGCAGCAGGAACGTGCGCCAGCCGACGACCGGGCCGAGGTAACGGCACACGGCGCGATCGCCGGGGTTGTACAGCGCGACGCGGTTGTAGCCGGTCACGTTGTCCGGCACGACGCCGTTGATCAGCGACTGGTCGACATCGGTCGTCGAGATCACCACCGCCGTCTCAAGATGTGAGCCTGCCGTGTGGTAGCCGCTTTTCTGCACCTCGATGATGCACGGCGGATCCCCGATGCCCGGCCCTTCCGGCAGGAAGACCTCCACCGCGCCGTCGCTGTTGATTGCCGCCGACAGGTCGACGAGCACGTTGCGCGCGTTCCACTGCAGCGCGATCTGGCTCGCACCACCGGCGGCGGCGACCGGGAGAGCGGACAGCGAATCGAACGCCGCCGCGATCGCGCGGAGCTCGGCGTTGAACAGGTCCGGCGCTTCCGGCGCGTCGACCGGCGCTTCCGGCTTGATCATCGACAGCACGGCAACGCCGATCGGCGTGTAGCGCGGATGGTTGACGACTTGTGTCATGTCGTGCGCACGAAGTTGTTCGTCGCGATGCAGGTGAACAGGTGGCGGATGTTCGGTGTGACCGGGATCACGTAGCCCGCCGCGCCGTTGATCGTGCCCGCCACGTTGAGCGTCTTCGGCAAGGATCCCGGTGCTTGCGTGAACGCGGTCCACAGCCCCGGCACGTTGATGCCGTCGAGCAGCAACCCGGTGTACGCCAGCGCGGTCGTGTCGACGACCTGCTCGAGGCGATGGAACGCGACGAGGTTGATGGCGTTCCATCCCTGCACCGTCGTGACGCCGAGCGGCGTGGCGAGCGCCGACAGGCTGCTGTTGGTGATCGCCCAGCCGCAGGTGCCACCGACGTACTGGAACGTCAGGCTGTCGCCGCTCGCGGTCAGGAACGGCTGGCCGTTGGCCGACACGATGCCCATGATCGGCGTGCCGCCGCCGAGGACTTGGCAACTCGACACCACCGTGCCGACGGTGGATCCCTGCCCGACGGTAACCGTCACCGGCGGATCGCCGACGGCAGCGAATGCCGGGAGCGTGACGCTGACGTAGTTGAAGCCGCTGTAGCCGACCGCCGACAGGTCAACAAGCACGTTGCTCACGCCGCCGGTCGAGACGAACGTGTAGCCGCCGCCGGTCGAGTCGACCGCGCTCAAGTTGTTGAACGCATCGCGGATCAGCGACAGGTTCGTGTTGACGTCGGAGTTCTTGACGCTGCCGAACGCCTGCACGAACTGCGGTGTATACAATTTGCCCATCGCTACCTCCAGCCCTGCCGCGTGCGCGTGGCGTAGTTCAACTTTACCGCCTGCAGCGTGTGCGGGAATGCGATGTCGGACTCGCCGAACGCGAGGATCGAGATGCCCACGCCCTGCCCGTGCAGCATCTTGCGGATCACGTTCTTGCCCGCGCCGCCGTAGAAGCCGGTGCCGTACAGCGCCATCTGGTCGAAGAACGACAGCGTCATCGCGCGCGTCACCACTTCCGGTTTTTCCGGCGAGCGGTAGCCGTAGCCGTCGTCGTACTCCGCGGCGATGGACAGGTTCGTGAACGCATCGGCACCGATCACGTCGAAGTCGCCGCGCCGGTAGTACTTCATCTTGTCGATGTTTTGCTGGCCGCAGTAGAACTGGTTCTGCAGCGAGAACGCGATCGGCGTGCCGAGGCAGCCGAAGGATCCGCCGACGTCGTCCTCGTACAGGTAGCCGTCGTCGCCGCAAAAGTATATTTTTTCGCCCGGCGCAAGGTTGTAGTTGCCGTTCGTGACCGTGCTCGCGGCCGACCAGAAGTTGCGCGCGCTGTTGACGGCGGCGCTCTGCACGGTGCCGACGACGACATTGTCGGCGTAGACGTTGGATCCGACCGGCCACTTCGCCGGGTCGATCGTCTGGTTGACCGTGTGGATCGACAGGCTCTGCGCGCCGACCGGTCGCACGACATGGTTGCGCACGACGAACGAGGCGGTGCTGTCGAAGTTGGTGTGCAGGCTGCCGCTGTAGTCGGTGCCCGCCGTCGTCTCCAAGATCACGATGTTCGAGCCGAGGTCCATGTCGCACTTGCCGATGCCCTTGAGCTCCTTGCCGACGATGCAGAACGAGAAGAACGTGCCGCCGTCGAAGTACAGCCGGTACAGGCTGTGGTCGCGCTGTTGCGTCGCCTCGAGCGGGCCGTCGCCGGTCGACATGTACGACTTGAGCAGCGTGTTGATGTCCTGCGAAAGGCTGATGCCGCCGAAGTTGCCGAACTCGGTCTGCTGGTCGTAGAAGTTCACGCCCTCGTCGGAGAGGAGCGCGACGCCGCCGATCGGCACGGCGGTGAAGGCGTACGCGCCCGCCTCGGTGTTGAGGTCGCGCAACTGGTACTGCTCGGTGACGTCGCCGTACAGCATCCGCGTGCGGTTGCGCGTCGTGATGAGCACCGTGTTGTTGATGTTCTCGATGATGTTGGTAATGTCCTCGCCGAGGTAGCGTTGGTTGGCTCCCTCGACGAACTGCCAATCCGCCGGGGTCTGGTAGCCGGAGTACGACAGGTTGCCGCCGGGGTAGCCGACGAACAACTGGTCGTGCGCGATCGCGATGATGTTCGGCGTGTCCAGCACCGGCGCGTTGTTGAACGTCGCGACGTCGAGACCTTGGCCGGTGATCAGCGGCGTGAAGACGGCCGTCGACCACACCGCGTTCGCGGGCAGCCAGATCTCGAACGCCGTGTCGAGTCCACTGATGCCGTACATGCGCGTGTCGTACGCATTGCCGCCGAAGTTCCAGCGGCGGAAGCGGTAGTTGCCGCCCGCCGGGAGGCGGTTCGCCCTGACCACAGGCCCGGCCGCGGGTGTCGTCGCGACCGTGACGCCGCCGACTTGGATCGCGACGCCGTTGCCGACCGCGCCGCCGGTGATGCCCGCCGGGCCGGTCGAGAAGTAGCCGCACGCATCGCCGCCGCCGACCGTGCCAAATTGCGTGTTGATCCGCTTGGCGATCATGCTCGTCGCGCCGATCGTGACGGTCGCCCCTTCGACGAGGGCCGGGTTGTTGTTGTTGACAAAGTATACAATGCTACCGAGCGCGAGCTGGTTCCAGCCGATCAGCGGCGAACCCGTGCCATCGCCCGGCCCCTTCGCCACGAACAGGCCCGCGTCGGCCACCGGATTGATGAGGCCGCGGATGCCGAACACACGACCGTTGAGGTCGAACCCGCCCAGCGCACGGCCGATGCCCTGAAAATTCCCGATGCCTTGGATCAGATCCCGTGCGACCTTGCGCGCGAGGCGGATGTAGAGCGCCGCCCTGCTGACGTCCCCGAAGAAGGCCGCAGGTCCGGTGACGGTGCCGAAGTTTTGCGCGATCGACGCCGGGCCGGTCCACAACGTCGTGCCGACGGGGAACATGACGACGTCGAGAAACTTCTCGCGGTAGTCGCGTCCGGAGACGAGGTTGTGGTCGTAGCTGCTGGTGATCAGCGAGCGGATCGTGTGCGTGAGCACGATGTACTTCTGCCCGCCGATCGTTTCCCAGCCGAGGAAGAACGGGCCCACGTCGCGCAAGCCGTCGGCCATGTGGACATTCGCGCCGATGGAGCCCGGCACGTTCGCCGGATTCGTGATCGTCACCGGGTACAGGATGTATACAAATGCACTCGGCTGCCGGTGGCCGTCGACCGGCTCGCAGCCGCCCTTGCTGCGGTAGCCGCCCGCGTAGTTCGGTTCGTAGTTCTTGCAGAAGAGCAGTTTCGCCGGATCGCCGATCGCGGCGACCTGCTCGATCGACAACCCACCGCCGAGCGCGAATCGCTCCGAGGCGTTGTTGTCTTCCTGCGGATATCCGATGGCGGCGCGGAACTGGGTGAGAGACTTGCTCACACCGTCTCCACCGTCATCTCGATGTCGTTCTCCGAGACGCGATCGTGCTCCATGCCCGGCAACTGGTCCGCGCGGAGCTCCTCGAGGAGATCCTGATACTCCGCGAGCGCGGCCTGCATGATCTCGGTCGCGCCCTCGGCCGTCGCGTACAGCACCTGCGCGCGCGCGATGATGATGCGGCACGACTCGAGCCGCTGCGGTGCGGTCGGCGTCGGCAACACGCCCTTCGTCGGCACGATGCCGTCGTTCGATGGGTACGGCTGATTCTGCAGCCGCGGCGGCACCATGTTCGCGCCAGAGTCGTTGAGCGCGACGGCGAGCGTGAGCGGCGAGACATCGCCGTCGTCCTTCAGCCGCATCGGCCGACCCCAGCACTCGTAGCGGTACGGCGTCGCCGAGGCCATCAGCGTCGACACGATGATCTGACCGCCGGGCGACTGCGAGAAGTACGGCGGCGAGTTGCTCACCGACTTCGGCCCGCGGTTCTGGTTCATGTACTCGAACTTGCGCCAGTCCTGAAAGACCGGCCGGTTCGCGATCGAGGCGTCGCTGTAGTTGAAGACGAGCGATTTCCGGTCGATCTTGCGGAACTGGTACACCGACATGTTCGCGCTCAACGGCGGGTTGCCGCTGATGTTGCCGTAGGTCGGCGAAGCGAGCGTGTCGTAGCCCGGCTGGAGCGTCCCGGCGAATTGCCGCCAGAGGAATTTCCAGTTGTGGTGAAGCGACTGGATCTCGTAATCCGCGTCTGCGATGAAGCCACAGATGCGGATCGACTCGAGGCTGTTTGTTCCTGAAGAGACGCTCGCCAGCGTGTTCCCGCCGTTGATTCCCAACTCGACGATGAAAGCATTGACGAGGTCGAGGTAGGTTTGCACGGCGGGAACCTCGCTACGGTGTTATCGCCTCTGCTGCGGTTTCGCCACCGGCTGCTGCGGCGGCTGCGGAACAGGCTGGTGACTCGGCCTGCCCGGCGAACCCGCCACGGGCGGCAGCCCTTGATCCGGCGCGGGCGGCAGATCCTGATTCGGCTCGCCCGGTGCGCCCGCAATCGGATGCGTCGGCGTGCCCGGCGCGCCCGGCAGACCCTGATCCGGCTCACCCGGTGGCAACGCAATCGGATGCGTCGGCTTCACGTCCGGATACTCCGTCGGTGGCCGCGCCGGACCATCGCTCGGCAGATGGGTCGGGTACGGCGGAACCGGCGAGAGCGTGTACGGCGCGGGCACCGCCTCGGGCGGCAACACCGGCGTCATGTCGAGCACCTCGTAGTCCGGCTTGAGCGGCATGTCGACCGCCTTGCGTGCCTCGTCGGTCATCAGCACGTCCTGCGGGATGAGCGCACCGTACGACGTGTACGTGTTGCTTTCCCAGACCCAGCGACCGCGATGCTCACCAATGATTTCGTTTGCCTTGTCCACGATTACCTCCGCTTGAATGAGAGGCGATCTTCGGCGTCGAGTTGATCAGCCATCGCCTGCCTCGACGCGACGCCTTCGCCAATTTCCGGATCACGAATCTTGCCGGGCGCTTTGAAACCGACGCACGCAACATCCGCACCGGGCAACGGACTGGCGTTGTCACCCGCGAGACCGTCGTTGGTCTTCTGCGTGTAGTCGCGGCCCTTCTCGGAATCGCCTTCGCTGCCTTCGCCGAGAGCGAAGCCCAGAGTGAGTGTGTTGCGCGCCATGGATCACCTCCTGAAAAAAAGACCGGGCCGCACGAAGGCTGTCGCCCGGTCTGCCCTTCCTCACTCTGCGGTTATTCCTCAACCCCAACGGGTGCCGCGACCGGCGCTCGTCTTCGGGTGCTGCATGTGGATCTGACCCGCGCCCTCGGTGTCCGCGCCGATGTCTTCGGGCGTGACCGAATGGATCTCTTCGCGGCAGGAAACGCCGTCCTCGAGACTCGCGCCGGTGCTCGAGCCGCGATCGGGTGTCTTGATGCGCGTGCCCGGCAGCGCCGGTTCGACGTTGGTGGTTTCAGTGTCACCGGCGTTGTTGCCGCCGGGGTAGCTCATCTTGCCCATGGTGCTCTCCTCGGTAGGGCGACCCGCTTTGTCGTGCGGGTGGCCCCGATTGTATTACCAGAAGCGGACGGTGATGGTGACGTTGTACGTGCCCGCAGGCGTGCCTGTGGCCGCAGCATTGGACACACGCAACGCTGTCTGCAGCACGCCCGGCGTGTCGCCATCCTGCATCAGGTCGATGCGCCCCTTCTGCGTTGCCGATGGAGCGAGGCCGGGGTTGTAGGCCGCGACACGTCCATCGAGATCTTGACTGCCGTACGCTGAACCGACGTTGGGCAATCCGGTCAGCGGGCCGACAGCCTGCGCGGCGTACTTGGCGATCGTCGCAACTGTGCCGATCTGGATGAGACCGGCAGCCGTCGTGCCGACAATTGCCGCGGCGACGCCAGCCGAGATGTCATCGATGGCAGCGAAGCGGCAGCCCGCCGGGACGCGAATCGCGCCAAGCGCCGCCGAGGCGGCGTTGTTGACGCCGGAGAAGTTGTAGACGTT